GGCACCTGCTTGAGTGCCGGAGCGCACGCCCGGTGTTCTTCAGATAATAGCTGCCGAGCAAGTCGCGTGAACTAAGCCGCCCGCGAATGTGATGCAGGATCATCTGATCGCCAACGTAGACCGCAACGTGGTTCAGGCCCCGTGCGCCATCGAGTGACATCAGCAGCGCATCACCAACCTGCAGCCGCTCAACATCCACCTCGACGAACCCGGCCTCGCCCCAGCAGCGATCGAACATGGGGTCTTCGTTGAACTGCTGCATCACCTCCGGCCGCTCCCAATCTGGGAGGTGCAATGCAAACTGCTCGGCGTACCAGTCACGCACCAGCGTCCAGCAATCGCTCACGCCCCACACCCACTGCCGTCCGATCAGCGGCGCCTTGAATCCATTTGGCTCGCATGTCTCCCATTGCAGCGTGCCAGGGTTGACGATGTGCCACGGCAGACCGCTGCGCTCGCAGGCCATCCTGTCGGCATCGCTTGGTGTTGCGGGTGTGCGCGGATGGCTGTGCACCACACCGACCACCTCGCCTGCATCCTCAGCTTCGGCGTAGTCTTCAGGGCTGAGCACAAAGAAGTCCTGCGGCGTCTGCGCCAGGTTGCGGCAGGGCCAGTACCGCTTGCGGCCTTTGACCACCACCAGCAGGCCACATGCCTCTTTCGGCGCCTCCGCCAGCGCGTGCTCAACCGCAGCCTCTTGCCACTTCATCATCCGTAGAACCCTCCAACGCCCGGGAATCCCCCGAACGGTAGCTGTGCATTCTCGCCAAATCTTTTGCGGCAACTGCTTAGCCGCTTACCGCAGACATCATTCAACGCGTCAACGGTGCCGGTGATAATCCGTGGCTCGATGGCGGTGCTGTAACCAGAAGCCCATAGCGGGGTCGTGGTGCCGCCGTGATACAGCACCAGGTTTGCGTCGTTCTGCTGCGTCAGGTAGTTGGTTGAATAGCCGCTGGCAGTCCGCAGGTAGTAGACCGCTGCAACGCTGGTGAAGGTGCCCAAGGTGCCGGGGTTGACGACAGGGTCACCGTTGCGCCATGGGTTGTTGCTGCTGACGGTTACCTGCGCGTTGAAGTATTCGTTGACCCGCCACATGCCCGTTGATGCGCTGACGGTTGCCTTGGCCATGGGCTTCAGGTTGGGATCGCCGTAGTCGTCATTGATGGTTGGTGAGCCCTGCGTCCATGAATAGTTCACCGTCCGGCCTAGTGCGGTAAAGGCGTCTTTGTAGGCCTGCGATAGCTCGACAGATGTTGCCGTGTAGCTCAGCGTCACAGTCTTGGTGCCAACGGTGAACAGCTTCGTCGCCGTGCGCGACTGCCCTGCGTAGGTGTCAGCATTGCCGAGCACCTCGTAGAAAAATGCCCCAGCGCGGCCGGTGTTGATCGTGCTCTCAAGCCGCCAATCCATGTGCCTGACAGCCGTTGGTGTGCCCAGCAGCGCCGTGTTCGTGGCCCAGATGACCGAGCCATTGCTGCGCAGCATGACCAGGTTGCCGTCGGTCTGCATCACAAGCCGATAAGCATCAGAGCCGACCGTGTCGAGTGCCCATCGTGCATTAGCGCTTGGGTTGTCCTTGGCATAAGTGACCAGGTTTGAGTCAGCCTGCAGCGTGGTCCTGAACCAAGCATTTGCAGATGTGAGCGATTGACCCACAAACAAACTGCTGCCAGCGCTCAGGGTTGCAGTGCCAGCCGCGAAGTTGGTCGCAGGGCTTGTCGCCAGCGCGTTGTCGTTTTCGTCGAAGTAGTTGGTGCCGGTGTAGCCACACTCAGAACCGCGATACTCCCACGGGCAGGCAGTGGCCAGTGCAATGCGCTTCGGGGCACGCACACCAGCTAGGTCAAACGCAGCCGTCAGCTCGAACTCAACGAAGTCACGCGTCTCGGTGACCTTACGATCAACGTAATAAACCTCACGCGGCATCTCAGCGGTCGGGTCTGGTGTGCCGTATGGGTTGGCGCCACCCTCAAAGTTATTGGCATCAAGGAACCGGCTCAGCGTGCGAATCCGCGTGAACTTTGCACCGGTCAGGTCGTTGCCGACTGTGTAAGCGTTGACATCCAGCAGGATCAACGAGATCGACCCAAACAGGTTGGACACCCTGACCTTGGGCCGTGGCAGTTGCCCGTTGCCGCTGTACTCAAACCCGCCCACCTCGATCGGGAAGGCCATGTAATTGTTGCCGCCCCAATAGACGTCGCCTTTTGTCAGCGTGCCATTGACGCCATTGTGGAAGCGGTAAATTGTGTTGCTGCCATGGATCTTCTGGATCAACTCAAGCTCGAACAGCTCGATGATCGCCGCAGGGTTTGAACTGATTAGCTCCCGGAATAGTTCGCCGCTCATGGTTCAAACACTTGCGTGAATGTTGCGGTGATCGTCGCCCGGTTCAGATATGGAATCACTTTGGTCCATTGCTGGCAGATCCATTTACCGGTGCTTCCGTCTGGTGTGGTCCAATCGAACGATTCAGCGCCAGCGCGTGCCTCTAGGAATGTCTCGATCGTGTCTGCATTGGTCTCGGTGATGTTCTGCCATGTCAGGTCCCACTGCTTTGGATCCTGGTTCAGGCCATACCGCAACCGTTGCGCGTAGCCATCACCAAACTGCACGTTACGAACCCGTGGCTGACTGGTCTTCTGTGCGCCATACGATGGCGTGATCGCTGGGAATGTAGCCATTAGGCGAGCAATCCTCCTGGGCGCTTCTGTTTGATCAATTCTGCTTGCACAGCATTGGCCACGACACGGCCAAGCTGAGCGCCTTGCCCTTGGTCGCCTTGTACTTTACTGCCAGTTGCATCGACATTAACCACCACGTTGACGCCACCGCCAAAACTGCCAGTCGGTGCAATGCCGCCGCTACGCCCAGGCATGAACAGCTCAGGGCCACGCTCACCAACCACATACGGCTGCCCGGCACGGACACTGCCGCCGTTGGCGCGGAACGATAGGCCCATTCCGGCTGTACTAAAGGGCGTTGCCGTGAAATTACCCGACAGCATTGATGTGCTCAGCGCGCTGCCGCTAACGCCTGAATATGAAAGCCCGCCCGCTTTGGGACCAAACAGGTTGCCGATAGCGCTGATAGCTTTGTTAATGATGTAAATCTGAATTAGTTGCCGTGCGATATCAACCAGCACGCCTGATGCAATGCGCCGCAGACTGGCACTAAAACTTTCGCTGCCTTGAATCAACGCATCGAACGCTGATGTCATACCTTGACCGATGGTATTTGCAATGCCGTTTCCTAGCTCTTGCTGTAACCTTTGCCCATCGGTTAATTCAGCTTGCAAATTGACTTGCCTTTCAAGTGCAGCAATCTGGTTGACGGCACTTTCTTGCTGCAGCTCATTTAACTCGCGCTGGACCTCGCGCTGATTAGCAACCAATGCCGTGTTGCCTTCATAGATGATTGCCTCTTGCGCTCTGATGTCTTTTTCCTTGGCCAACTCCTGCGCGTAGCGATACTGAATGTCGAGCGCTTTTTGCTGGCCTTGTAAGCGCGCAACAAGTTGCTTATCGCCAGCCGTCTCAGCGGCGGCAATCTTGTCTTGGATGGTTGAGCGCAGTTGCAGAATTTGCCCCTCTGCCAGCCGGTCGCGGATGACCTGCCCAACGCGGGCCTGCTCTTTGGCGGCAGCCTCAGCCGCGCGCTCTGCTTCACGTGCGGCCTTATTGGCGCTGCCTTTGCCTTTTTTTGTATCTCTGCCGCCAAAATCACGCCCTTGCATCGAAAGACGAATTGGCACTTCCGGCCCAGCCGGTGCGTCGTACCCCTTGGCGCCTCTTTTGCGCGCGCCGACATTGGCAACTCCGCCGAGGATTGAAGCGCCGCCAAGGGTCATCACATCAAGCAACATAGCCAATCCTTTATTGCGTCCCATCTCATTGAATCTTCCAATTAACCCTCCAAGTCCGCTATCAATGTTCGACACGCCAAGGCTTACGCCACCCATGGCGCCAGCCAAAACTTCAAAACCAGATTTCAGATCACCAACAAATCTTGTTGCCTCTTTCAGTGCTGCTGTTATTTGCTTGATGCTTCCTGTAACAACAGGAGCCACGCTGCTAGCTACTTCAATCTTAAAATCTTCAAAAGCATTTTCCAAATCAACAATTCTTTGCTGCGGAGTGTCCAGCGACTCTGCCAATTTTTGCGCTCCTTCCGTTCGCACGCGGTCGAGCGCTCTGACAATAACATCAGCCGTAATCTTACCTTCAGAGCCAAACTTTTTGATGCTGCCAACGTTTATGTCAAGCTCTTTTGCGATTGCCTGCGCAATCGTTGGCATCTGTTCAAGAACAGATCTAAGTTCATCACCTTGCAACGTGCCACTGCCTAGGCCTTGCGACAGTTGCAAGAATGCAGCAGAAGCTGCATCGGCATTAACTCCACTTAGTTTGACGGCGGTATTAAAACCTTCATAGATTGCGTTGATTTCATTCAGTTGGAAACCAACAGGTCTCAATCTTGTATAAATATCTGCAACTGCATTAGCTGCTTGCGTCTGTGAAAGCCCAAACGTATCGGCTGCATTCTGAGCAGACTGCAAGACTAGGCGGTAATCGTCAAAGCCTTGGCTAACTAATTTGATCCGGCTTTGCGCTGCATTAGCAGCATTTGCTGCATCAAGAAATGATGTTGCAATGCGCTGTGCGTTGAATGCCGCCGCGCCAATGGCTAGGCCTGCTAGGGCACTAGCGGCTTCGTTAGTTGCGCGGTTTGCGCTTTGCAGCCTAGCTTCGTATTCTGCAATCTGCTTGCCAGCTTTTTGATATAGTGCGCCACCGATCTGAACTTTGCTCTGGACTTCTCGCAATGCAGCGATCTGCTGTCGAATTGCTGCTTCTGTATTGGCTACCTTTGCGCTAAAGACAGATTGAACCTGTCCGGCAGTTGCAAAAGCAGACTTTAATTTTTGAGTCGCAGTCTCGGCTTGAGCAGATGCCCGCATGGCATCCCGCAACGCGTTGACCGCCTGCCGCGCGTCAACCCTTAACTCAACGTTGGAGACTGCCATAGCGTCAGTTTACCTACGACGAGCCTTATCCATCGCTTCTTTCTCGCGTTCGCCTTTGATTTCGTAAAACGCTGCAAAATGGACGAACTCAGCATCGGTCAGCTCAGTGCGCAACCGGCTGACCGTCATGCCAAGCTCAGTAGCCAGGAAGAACTCAAAAAAGAGCCAACTGTCCTGGCCTAGCCTTTTTTTGCTTCCTCAAGGCCAGCATCATCACCAAGGCCAAACAGGAATAGCTCCAGTTCGTTCAGCACCCGTTCAGGCAGCTCACGTTGCAGTTTGGCTGCATCAGCCGCTGCAAATGCCTTGCTGCCGTCTTCCAGCTCAGCGATCTGGCACAGCATGTAGGTGCTGATTTCCAGCGCCTCATCAGAACCTGCCATCGTGGTGGCACGTTTGCGGTCGGCGCGGGTGATCGGCTTAAAATAAAGGTCCAGCACCGTATCACCAGCATCGTTCTTGATGCTGAACTTACGACGCTGGTTAAGGTCAAATGCACCGGCTAGCAGATCAACCGGGCGTTGCGTGGCAGGCATTAGATGCTAAGGGTGAGGGATCCGCTGGTGACAAAGTTGATCGTTACAACTTCAATCTCGCCAACAGTAGCGGAGTATTCCGTGCTTGTCACCACGATGCTGCCGGTGATTTTCTTGCCGCCGGTTTCGTCAAGGTATAGCTCAACAAATGCATCTGCTGCATCATTGGCCTCGTTGACATCTTTGATCAGGTCCAGCTTATCGCCAGCGCCTGGGGCGTCGTACATCACCTCAATGGTGCCAGAGCCACTGATCAGGCCACCATTGTTGGCGCGGTAGGTGGCGCCGTGCGAGGTGACATCCAGCGACTCCTTCTCAACGGTCATGCTCCAAGACCGCACAGCAGCGATTTCGGAAACGCCGCCGCTGCCAGCCTTGTCAAAGAAGACCGTGCCTTGTTGCCCGCGATAGAAAGCCATTGTCAGATGTCCAGGGTGATAGCGCCGTTGGTGACGAAGTTCAATGTAATGACTTCGATTTCACCCACGGTAGCCGAATACTCAGCCGAAGTGATCACGCCATCAAAGCTGATTTTCTTGGTGCCAGTTGTGTCAAGATACAGCTCAAACAGTGCGCCGCCTTCGTCGCTTGTGGTGTTGACGTGCTCAATGAACACGTTGGTCTCGTCGCTGCTGCTGGCGGTGTAGAGCACCTCGCAGGTGCCGCTGCCGCTAATCAGCCCACCGACGTTGGCGCGGTAGGTGGCGCCCAGTGCAGTGGTGTCAAGCGATTCTTTTTCAACGGTCAGCGACCAGGACCGTGTACTGGTAATTGCTGCAGCGGTCGAACCAGCATCGTCGAACTTGACGCTGCCTTGCTGCCCTCGGTAAAAAGCCATGGCTAGAGATCCTCGAAGGTTTCAAAGGTCAGTCTGACCTGTGTTTGGAAGAAACCCTCCGGTGCTGGCGCAGCCACTACCTCGGGTCCGATCGGCGGGTCAAAATGAACGCCGCTGACTATGGCTCTATTGTAAAGGTCCCGGATGCGTTTTCCAATCGTCAGGTTAGCGCCAGGTCCGACGCCTTTAGGCGTGAAGATATTGATTGCCACCACACCGATCACGCTGTTGCTGCTGCCGGTGGTGCCGCCCATGGTCAGGTAATCATTAGCGCCAAAGCTGACGAGGCACTGCACCCATGAGCTGTTTGGTGTCGGCACATAAGGCTGGTTATGGAACACCACCGGGATTGCTGGCGCTAATGCCAGCTCGGTGGCAAGCCGTGCTTCGATGGTGGCGCGGATGGTATTGAGGTTGACAGCGGCCATCAGCCTTGCCTCCTGATGCGCTCCCAGTTCTGGTCTACGAAACGCTGCATCTCACGGGCTGTACGGTCTACCCATCCTGCCGGGGCCTGCGGGCTGTGGCCTTGCGCCAGCGGCTCGGCATATGGCAGGTTGTTATGCACGCTGTAGTAGTTGCCTACGCGCTCTTGGCCGTAGCCAAGTCTTTGAATAGGCAACACCTCTTGAGTGCTCCTGCCGCGTTTGGATGTCTTGAAAGTTTTGCCTGTATCAAACTGTCCTTCTGGCGCAATGCCACCTGGCGCTGCATTCTCACCAACCTGCCAGCTAGCGCGGAACCTGCCAGTATCGACCGGGCTTTGCAACTTAAGCCTGCTGTCAGCCTCCAGCACCGTCACGCGCAGCAGCGTTTCAAGCTGGTCTCCCATGTATTTGCCAATATCGCGGATGGGCAGGTTGCTCATGCTCTTAGGATCATCTCGTAGGTGATCGCGGTGTTGTCCTGCTCGATCGTCTGGATGCGGATGATTTGATGCACGACACTGTTGATCAGCACCTTGTCAACCGTGGTTGGCACTGTGCCGTTTAGGTCCTTTGCTGCCACGATCAGCCGCTTATCACCAGCCTGCACCAGTTCGTTCACCTCGCGCACGGTGACATCTTCCAACACTCCCCTGATGCCAACGTCTGTATTGGTCTCGGTAACTGCACCTGTGGTGGTGTTGTAGCTGCTCAGCGCAACACGGCGGATCGTTACTTCACCGCCCAGCTTTGCCATGATCTTGCTGGCAACGTTCTGTAGCGATGCAGCAAGTGCCATCAGAGCTTATAGGCAATGACAGTGCCGCTGGTCAGTGTGATGCTGGTAAACACGCCGTCCATTTCGCAGCTTGCATTCAGCGGGATAGCGCTCAGCGTGTTGCCGGTGTAGTCCATTGCGGTCAGGCTGGCGATCACCGAATCCTCAAGCGCAACAATCTTGCCAAAACGGCCAGCGTGCGCTGCGGTGTCGTCGATGAACTCAGCGCCGGGGTACTTGTAACCCATGGTCAGCTCCTGCGGATGGCAACATTGCCTGGTCCACTGATTCTAAGCCCTGTCAGGTAGCGCTCCATCAGCGGCGGCACCTTATCTGCACCGACAGCGCCGTAGCCAAGATTGGGCGTCACGTCAAGGCTGCCGATCTTGACGTTTTTGTAGTCCTCAAGCCCGCTTAGCCCCAATGCGCTGGTGTTGTTATGCAGGAACACCGCCAGCACAGCCTGCGCGTATTTGATCTGCTGCGGGATTTCAGTATCGGTGAAGTAATCCGTCGTAATGCGAAACGGAAACCCAACTGCGTAGGTGTTGATATAGGTGTCAGGCTTGCGCACGCCAGTACGGGGCCACTGCAGCGCCTGCGTATCGGTTGCTCGTGCGCCAAGGAACCGCTCACGGTCTAGCCGTTGCGTTGCGGTGAACAATGCCCGGTTGCGGCTGTCGGTGTTGCCGCTGTTCCAATGCTGCACGTCAGCGTCCTCGACGAATCCGTCAATGATCGCCTGCGCTTGCACCAGCGTCAGGTAGCTGTTGGCGTTTGCGCCGCCCGCTGTTGCGTCGATTACTACTGCCATCTGTCTGCACCTCTGGGGTCAGTGTAGGAGTGGGCTCTGGCATAGAAAGAGAGGCCACCTCCGTAGAGGCAGCCTCACGATCACGCAGTCGCCTAAAAGCGAACAGCCCCATCAGACGCGCTTCAGCAGCACGGTGACGATCACACCAGCCAAGGTGGTGGTGGTGCCGGTGACATCCAGAGACAGGCGGTCGCCTGCATCCAGGGTCAGGTTGGCGGTGGTGCTGGTCAGAGCAGGAGCCTGCTCGGTCAGAGCAGTGCCCTTGAGGTTGATCTTGGTGGTGCCAAGCAGGTCATCACCAGCAGTGGCGGCCTCAGTGCCTTGGCAGCGACGAATCGTGCCAGTAACAGCGGAGCCATCATCGCCAGCAACGGCGTGCACCTCACGGATTGCAACCACTTCGCACTTCACCGGAGCGGTGTAGAACTGCACATCAGCCACCGAGGAGGCGATGTAGTGGGTAGCAACCAGATACTGCTCGGTTGACAGTTCAAACTGGGAAGGTTGTGCCATGGTTAGTTACCTCAATCAAAGTTGGAGGTGTTGGTGGCGCGCACGATGCCGAGGTTCTTCAGCTCGTACACCTTCGACCAGTTGCCGACGGTTTCCAGTTGAGCGCGGGTCGGGTTGGTGGTGGTCACGCCCCACTTAGCGCCAACGGGGTGGTAGCAGTAATGCAGGTCGATCGACATGGCATCGCTCTTGGCGAGGATGTCACGGTCGGTTTCGGTCTGCATTGCGAGCTGCTCACCGCTGGCCACTGCTCCTTGGGTGAAGAAGTAGGTGGCGTACTCGGTGGAGCTGCCGCTGCCGTCGGTTTGCACGTCGTCCGACACCAAAACCCTGAGACCCATGTATGTGGGGACTGTGGGATTGCCGTAAGCATTGGCAATGCTGCCGCCTACGAAGTCGGTGACGCTGGAGGTCAGACGTGCGTCGGTCTCGGTCACGTAGTCAATAGCGCGACGCTCAACCAGGTCGTAATAGACCTTGGAGTGCATGCACACAGCCGCCAGCTTGTCGCCTTGGTCGCCCAGCAGGCTGCGGGCTTCGGCAACGTGGCGGGGGCTCAGCGTGGTGGGGGTGTCGCCAGACTCGCCGTCAATGGTCAGGCCAAAGAAAGCAGCAGAGCTGGAAGTAGCGCCGAGGCTGCCGAACACACCGGCCAGGCAGGACAGCAGGTCCTTTTGACGCTGATTAGCAACGTAATCAGCGATCTTGGCGCCGATAGCAGCCATGGGGTCAGCGCCAGCAGCCAGGGCTGCCAAATCGCGGGCCTCAAAGGCGCGGCCACGGTGCAGGATCACGCCGACTTGCTTATCAGCGGTGATTTTGCCGGGGGTCAGGGAGGTGCTGTCGGTCAGCACTTCAAAGTCGCCGGACAGGTTGGCTTTCCAGAAGGGGACGTTGATAAAGTCACCACCCTCAGTTGCATTCAGCTCCGCCAGAGGCTGCACCACACCGGAAGCCAGGAAGGCATCGCGCTGGGTGGTTTGCTCAATTAAATACGGAGTAAAGATTTCTGGGATGATGATGTCAGAGCGAAGAGTCGCCATGATTCATCTCGGGGGAATGGTTTACGGTGTGGGCGCAGCCCAATGCACCAGCGCAGCCGGTTGCAAATAGCTTAGCGGTTAGCTGTTGCTTTCATGCGGTCATACAGGTCGCGGTCTGTACGAAACAGCCGCGCCTGTTCGGTCAGGTTGAATGTATCCCTGTTGAACGGATTGGTCATCCCGGCAGGAATGCCTCCGGTGCTAGCCCCTGCTGATGGTGCACCACTGCCCTGCGGCTTGGGTTGCTTTTGCATCCAGCTTGGTAGCGTCTTGGCCCATTCGCTAACGGGTGTGCGCTGGTAGCCATCGACCACCATGACAGTGCCGTCAGGGTCGCGCTCGATCTGATCGGCGCTCAACTTGGTCTTTAGCACCATGTCTGGATCATGCACGATGTCGGCCAATGCCGTCACGGCTGGCGCGACGAGTTCCAGCTCACGCACGCGTGATTCAAGTTCAGCGATACGCTTGTCCTTTTCTGCTGTCGCCTCGCGGAACTGCGCTTCTAAGGCTTGCCGTGCCTCTTGGTATTTGCCTTGAGATTCAAGCTGCTGCTGCTCATAGTTGCGCTTGAACTCCAGCAGTTCATCGACGTTGACGCCATCGGGCAGCTTGGGCGCTTTGGATTTTGCTGCACGCAGCTCAGCAATCAGCTCTTGGTTTTTGCGCTCAAGTGCTTCAACACTGCGTTGCAAGTCAACCTCAGTAGCCGCAGGCTCCTGGGTTTGTGTTTCATCAGACATGGATAAGCCGCAGGCTTAATTACGCTGCCATCGTAATGGCGCGGTGTGATCGTGTCAAAGCGTGAATGGGACACACCTGTGCGGGAACCGTGGAACCCGCTGATAAAGCAGTGCCTTGATGCAGTGGACCGGCATGAGGAGCTGTACCGCAGCACCGGCAACGGATGGCACGCTGCCAAGGCACAAGACCTGCGGTGGTATGTGGCTGAACTAAAGGATTGGATTCACGCGCAGGAGCGTGTCACCACTTCGTCTTGTCCGCCCAGTACGCCGGGGACATCTTCCCACGGGCAATGTTACTGGCGTGCCTTGCTTTGAATGATGCCCGTCTGGCTTTGTCTGCTGCCGATTCTCCTTTTCGTGCTGGTGAGCCAGATACGCCCTGCTGACCGAACCTGATCAGCTTTACGGTCTCGCCTTCTTTGGCTAGCACCGCATGGGATTTGGTCGGGTGGTTTGGCGTGCGCTTGGGTTTGTTGTACCCCTCAAACTGCTCGCCGCGATAGGTGATCATCGCCGTGGCGCGGGTTTTAGCTCTGACCGTTTCTTAATGACCGCGTTGCCGGTTGACTCAGATTTAATCCGCACGATCGGGTCGTCCATGCTGCCGACGCGTGTGACGCTACCACCGCCTTGCGTTGGTATGGTCGCCCGCTCACCGCCAATGCTGGTGATCACACCAAAGGTGCGCGTGCCTTGGTAGTTCCAGCTAACCCGGTCACCGCGTTTCATTTCTTTTTGCCCTTTGACTTGCGTGATTTGCCAGCTTTGGACAGCGCAATAGCAACGGCTTGCTTTTGCGGCTTGCCTGCCTTCATCTCAGCCTTGATGTTGGCTGAAATGGTCTTTTGAGAGCTGCCTTTCTTAAGTGGCATGATCTGTCACTTCATCGCTGCTTTTTTGGCCTTGCGCGCTGCAGCCTGCTTAGGCTTCAGGCTCTCCTTGAAGGTCCTGGTTTCGGTGAAGCTGCCACCTTTGCGTGCCCGTGCCGACTTGCGCTTGCTTGCTGCCTTGGATTGGAAAGCGGCCTTAGCAGCACGACCCGCAGCGACTTGATTAGCTGCTGGCTTGGCGGCTGTAGAAGCCTTAGGCGCCTTGCCCTTTTTGCCGGTCAGGTTACTGGTTACACGAGTCAAGCCTGACTTAGCACCTGCAATCGCTCGCTTGGCAACCTTGCTGCCAGCGGCGGGGCTGTTGCCGCCAAACTCCTTCTCAACCGACCGCAGTTTGCTTGCAGCGTTCTTGTACTTAGCGCGAGCGGCTACGTTCTTCACGCTTTTGCCAATCTTGCCGCCACCGCCACCACTACCGGCAAACCTGCCGTTGGAGTCGCGTTTGTACGAGCGTGCCATGGCGGTGTTGCGGTAGATACTTTAGTCTACGGCTCCATATCTAGCGCGCAGGTTGTCAAGGGTTAGCTCTGACCCGTCATCACGCACCAGTTTTGCTAGCGCGTTCTGCGGTCCGTACTTTTGTGACAGCTTGTCAAAGTAGGCAACCTTGCCAGCGCCGAGCGCTTTTGCCTTGGTCGGCAGGTCTTGCTTGGCAAGCCACTGCCCGTAGGATTCATTTGCAGGCACCTGTCCCCCTGCGCTAGCGCGGGTGCCTGCTGGTGGCGGCGTAAACCCTAGTTCGTCGTAGTCAATGACCGGAATGGTCGTGCTGCGGCAGTTGAAGTGCTGCGGCGGTGTCGGGCCTTTGCCGTATTCAAACGTCTTACCGTCCAACGCCCGGCAGATTGCGCTGGTGCGGGTGTCCAGCGTAGCGACGTAACGGTATCGCTTGGTAATGTCTTGATTGGCCTCATACACCTGCTGACTGGCGCTGTTGGCCACCTGGTTAATGCTGGTGCGGACCAGGGTTAGCACTTGGCTATTGGTTACAGAAGTCATTTCACCACCAGCGGCAATGATCTTTTGAAGTGTTTTGCTGATTCTTGGTGGTGCTTGGCCAAACACTAAACGTTGGCCGCTGCCTTCTAAGGTGCCGATCAACCGCTTGGCAATAGCTGGCGTCGGCTCACCGGTCAATAACCCTTGGCGTACCACCTGCGAGAACCGCTCTGCCTGATCGACGGCGATGCCACGAAACGCTTTGCTGACCACCTCACCATTGGGAAGCGTGATCGTTGCGCCTTGGGCTGCGGTGAGGCTGAACGTTGCCGGTGCGCCTTGCACAGCAGCGAACAGGTCATCGCTAAGCGCCACCACATTGAGCTGTGTCGGGTCGGTCGTGACAACCGATTGCGCAAATTGCGGGCTGATCTCTACGGTGTTTACGGCGTCACGAGCGCCAGCCGGTAGCGCCTTGCGTAGCTGATTTGCCACGAACTCAGACTGCAGCTCAGCGATGCCTTGCAGCTCCCTAGCCGTCAGCTCGGTGCTGTCGCCTGCCCAGGTTGCAAGCGAGTCCTTAAGTTGCGCCAAAATGGCACGCAGCCTTGCAGCCTTGACCGGTGCGGCTAGGTCGTCGATCGTGCGTAGCTGGTTGACGCTGTCGATGATGATGTCGTTGTAAGCATTGATAATCCGCCGCGCAACGCTGTTGCTAAAGCGGTTCAGGTCAATGGCGTTGCGATATAACGCTTCCATCAGATGATGCCTAGGTCTTGCGGTTTGTATTCAGACCGGATGCTGACATTAGCGCCGCGCTTTAATGCACCCTGCACTGCTGCAGCGAAGGCGTCGTAACCGTTCTGGCCGTCTTCCATGATGCGCAGCTCGTCTACTTCATCAGCTTTGCCGTTTTTGTACCATGTCAGTCGTATCACCGCCAGCACTTCATCTGGCAGTTTGCAAATCGTGTAATCAAGCTCCTGCTTCCTGGGCTTCTTCGGCTCCATCCAGATCATCAGGTCCACCAGCCAGTCTGTCAGCTTGTCCAGCAGACGGTAGATCAAGCCCCGCATTGGATGTGGCCTCCAGCTCCTCGTCTACATCAAAGTTATCGCCCAGCACATCGCCTTCGGCAAGTTCGGTCAGCAGCGTTTCTTGGCTGATGGTGCCAGCGGTGTAGAGCGACAGCAGCGCAGCGATGTCCTGCGGCTCAAGACGTGCGCCAAGGAAATCGCGGTTGACGTAAGCGCTACCGGCAGCAGTGGCATTGCCGAGGTACTGCGCGTGCCACTGCAGGCAGTTGTCGATCATGTCCTGCATATTTTGCGCAATCACCATCATGGTGCTGTCGCCTTGGCTGCGGTCGATGCGTTTTGCCTCAGCGGTCTCGGCGCTTAGCTTTTGGCCTAGCACTGCCGACAGGCCTAGCTCGTTGATCTGCAACGCAAGCTGCTCAAGCCTGCGGAATTGCGCTTCAAAGCTACGACCAGCAGGCTCGATGTACTCGGCGCGGCCTTCGGCTGGGAATGCAATCGCTTCGCCAGGCCCTGCTGATACCTCTTCAGCGCTCGACGGGAACCCGTAAAACGCCAGCATCGGCACGGCGCTGATATGCAGTTGGTTGTCGAGGTCCGACTGCACTTGGTAGGTCTTAAGGTTCAGCTCTGCGATGTCCTCAAGCGGCGGGCGTGACTCCATAAAGCCATGCCGCTGTGCATAGGCAATGCTGAACGGGATCTGGCTAAGGCTGGTGCGGCCTTCATCGACGACGGTGAACTCACCACTGTCTTGCTTGCGGTGAATGCGGTACTCACCAGGCGTCAGCACACGGATCTGCTCGACAGCCTTCTCGCCAAACTCGCCATCTGGCACCGTGACCACCTCGGCCAGCCTGAGCTGCGTTAGCACCTGCCTGCCTTCTTGCGTCTCGGTGCGCCAGCCAAGGATCTGCCGGGGTGTGTAGGTCACCCAATAGGGTCTACCCCCATTAGCAGGTGCATCCACCAATGTACCAATGTGGCCATACCTGACCATCTTGCGCGCTGCTTCATAAGTCCAAACATTGAGGTCATTGCCTTGCAGGTCTACATCGAACAGTTGCTCGCGGATCGCGTCGGCGGTGTCATCCAGCCTGACTGGTTTGCGGGTCAGCATCCCGGCCAGCATCCGCTCAAGGCGGATGTAATACGGCGGGCAAACGCTACGGGCTAGACGGTTGTCGTAGGACTCGTCCAGCTCGCGTGGTTCTTGCGGCAGATACCGGCGATGCTTTTTACGCATCCCATAAGTGCCTTGCAGTAGATCTTCAATCAGAATCCAATGCGGCTCTTGGGCGTACCAAGACGTATTAGGGTCGTTGACTTTGGAGACGGTGCGCTGCGCTAGCGGCCGGTCATAAAAATTGAAGCCGGTGTACACAGCAGCACCGCCATTAACAGTGCCGTCAGTCTAAGGTTTCAGGTTCTGATGGCACGCGGGGTGGTTGTGGTGTGCCTTGTAGCCGCTGTCCTGACCAGCGACGTACACCATTGCCAGCAGCACGATGGCTGCAACGGCATTCATAAAGCGATTGTTGATCATGGTTGGAATGGTAAGGGATCGGCCTCGGCAGCCGTAAGCACAAGATACCACCTAGCGCCGCCGTGGTCAACCCTAGTAAAGCCTGACGCCCGTGCCCCGGCCAGCGCCAGCGTGTAGCGGGTTGAACTCACGCCAGACCAGGTAGCCCAGCGCGTCGTTCATGTGGTCAAACCCTGCATCCTTGTCCGGCTCGCCCTTGTCGCTGTAGCACTGCAGCTCAAGGCACTCGATCACTCGCTTGCAAGTTTCTGACACTTGCAGCCTGACCTGACCCTTGCCGTTCTCCAGCAAAGCCTGAACAGCAGCCACCCGATCACGGACGGGAGGGTTACTCCGTGGTGACTGGTTGGACATGCCATAGGACTCCAAGATCTGGATGTCGGTCTGGCTTGCGTTAGTGCTGCGGCTGCCACCGCTCGCGTCGGGGTAGATGTACACCTGCTGCTGCGGATGCCGCCTGCGGATCTCTTGCGCCAAGGCGTCAGTGTCATGCGCACCTGCAATCTCATCCACGACTAGCAGGCCACTGCCAAGCCGGACGGCAATGACCGCAGACATGTTGCCCACGTTGAAGTCAATGCCAACACGCACCGGCTCGCGGCTGATGTCCGGCACTGTGGCGGTGACATGCTTGGCCCGGTCGAAGCGGTCATACACCTGCCCGGTTGTTAGGTTGACGAACTCGCCGTCAAGGTACGCCCGCAGCAGGCTTGGGTCGTAGTTGGCCTCTAGCCGCTCGATAAAGTCCGGCGGTAGGTGCGGGTTGTCCGCCGTGCGCATCTTGATTAGATGCCGGTCTGGCCTGGCCTTAGCCTCGTCGCTGCCAAATGTGTTCCACATCCACCGGAACCCCTCTGGTGTCGATGCCGCGCCAAACTGCCGCACATTGCCGGAGCGGAGTCGGCCAAGGATTTTAGGGAATGCCTTATTGGCAATGCTTGGCGTGACGGTGTCGATCTCGTCCGCTAGCACCCATGCAAGGTTCAGGCCGATGATGCGTGACCAGTTTTCAAAGCTACGGCACAGGATTTTTGTATCACCGCCCGGCAGGTGCAGCATGTACTCCGGCAGCGGGCTAGCCCTGAAGGTGTATGGGATGTCATACGCCTCAAGGAATGCCTCAAAGTCCGTCTGCCAGATATCGCGGATCAGTGGCCCCGTCGGCTCCATCACGCAGCCAATAAAGCCCTGGTTGACCGCCGCCAGCATCACAGCCTTGGCGCACAGCGCTCTGGTCTTGCCCGCGCCATAACCTGCGCTGATACCAAGGATCTGCGTTGCGGTGTCATCCACAAACGCAAGCTGCCCTGGGTGCAGGTCAGCACGGATGCGGGCAACTAGATCATCTGTGTCCTCTGGCGTCTGCTGCTGCATGAACGCAAGCAGCGGCACTGGTTCGCAGATGCCGCTGACGATGCTCACAAAACCTTGTGAACGGTTGTTTTGACGCTGCCGTCAGGCTTAACGGCAATGCGATGCAGGATGCGCGGCTCGTCGCCTTTGGGCTTAAGCAACCTACCGACAGCGGTGACTTCAGGCTTCATCAGCGTCATCAAAAATAGTTTCCAACAGCTCAGCCTTAACGATTTCAAGGCAGCCGATCAGTTCAGCGGCTGACAGCTCAGAGTCGTTCATGGCTTGAGCGACTGCAGCAAGGAAGTCTTCCATGGTGTGACGTGGTGACAGTTGGAGCTTAGCGCCTAGTCAACTCCGACGAGCACGCTCTGCGGCTTTCATTTGCTCATAAAACTTGCGCTCTTTGTTTGCTTGACGAGTGGCGGTGGCTTTTTGGCTTCGCGTTAATTTTGGCGCTGTGCTTTGTCTGGATCGGCCTTGAAAAAGTGTTGCTGCAGACAGATCGCCGGTTCGCCCACGCCTTGCAAGACTGGAATAGCTGTCAGCAGCAGATCGCAGTGCATCAGCTCGATTGAATGCACGTCGGCTTCGTGGATTGCTTCGATCCGCTCCTTGCACCGCTTTTTCAGCCGCCCGAGCCCTTTTTTCGGTTTTAGATGCGCGGCTTTCAAATGCGGCTTGGCTCAGATCCACCTTGCGAATCCTTGACGCAACAGATCGGGCTCGGACTCGTGCTGATTTTGTCGCCATCCGAGCAAAAGCCTCATCACTACGTTTTCCTTGAATATCAAGCGGAACACGCTTGGTACTTGGGACTAGGTTTATGCCTTTACCGGCAACCATTGTGCCAACTGGACGGCTGTTGAACCTATTAAGTGTCTTGCTTTGGCCAGTTCGGTTGGCTGTGGTGTTTTTGGGTGCGGCAGCGTTGGTTGTGCGGCGGCTACCTCCCAGGCGTGCCCCCTTAGAGCTCACTGGCTTGGCTGCTGCTGAAGTGGCTTGCAATCCTAAATAATTTGCCATAAAAGCCTTGTCTTGCGTATTACCTTTGTCAAAACTAACAGAATTTTTGCTTATTTTAGTGATTTTCTGTGTGCCGTACTGCCTGGTGGTTACTGTGTCTCCTACTTTGTAACCTGCCGCATCAAATGCATTTCTACGTTCTTGTTTTTTACTTGCAGCGGTTCCCTTTACCCGTTGCGACATTTTTTCAGCATTTGCAGCCTTAGACCGCAATGCCGCTGATTGTTCTCGTAATTGTGCTGCTTGCTGTGACTTAGCAATCATGCGATCACGGGCAGCAGGTTTTACACCTTGGGTGTAAAAGGCTGCATCTTTACTTCTGTATTCACCTTCTAGTTTTTTTACTTTTGCGTCAATACGATCTGCTTGAGCATTGCGTTTTTTAGCCCCTGCTGCCAGTTGATCTTTCCGAGATGTAGGTTTTGCCGATCCAATCTTCCCAGCCGCCGCCGGGTCGCGCTTCACCCTGCCCTTAATGGCGCCGGAGGACTTGGCTCCATCTGCCTGCATGGTCTGCGTAGCACGCTTCTTACCGCTGGCAGTCTTCAGCCGTCCGCCCCTAGCAGTAGCGCCTGCGCCCTTTGGAGCGAACCTACCTCGGTTGTCTCGTGCGTACTTGCGTGCCATAGCTAGTGCTGCGATACAGGCAGGTTAACTAGCTCATCTCAAACCGCAGCAGCCGGGCTTGCTTGTCCAGTGCAATCAGCGCAGTGTTGAGCTGATCCTTCTCGGCAGCGCGGCGCTCGTATTCCATTGCTCGTGCAACCGCAGCTTCGAGCCACTGAGAGCGTTCCATCTTTGCATCAGCAGACAAAAGCTCCCGAGCGCGAGCAATATAGGAATCAACTTGACGATCACCTATCCCCCAGTTTTCTGCGGCAAATTGTATGATTTGCTTTCTACTATGAGCGCGCAAGAGCAAGTCATAAACAGCATTTGTGCGCTGTTCCGACTCTGTATTGTTGCACTTGCGCGCCATTTGTATTACCCCCGAAGTTGGATTGGCATGATGAGATACGTCTGCTCTGTCATGCTAGTCGGCCTTAGCACGACCGGCGTCGTTGCGCTATTGGCCGACAGTGTAACAGTCTCCGCCTGCCGCATGGCCTTTAGCCCATCAAGCAGATAATGCACGTTGAACGCCCAAGTGCCAGTGGCGGTACCTTCGTAAGTGATCAGCTCTTTGCCGTTATTGGCATCTGCCTCGGCGGTAATGGCTAGGGCACCACCTTTGGCCGTGAGCTTGACCACGGAGTTGTGCGCCTCTGCGATTAGCGCGACACGCTCTAGGCAACGGGTAAAACGGTGCCGGTCGAGGGTGATGGCGTGCTCAAAGCTGGCGGGCACCAGCGCTGCCACGTCGGGGTATTTGCCATCAAGGATGCGGCTGTAGATGGTGATGCCGTCGCCTGCGTCGATGACGGCCTGACTGGTTGCTGCTGCCACGGTGACCGTGCGGTCTTGCAGCAGCTTCATCGTGCTGGCGGGTAGCACCAGGTCGATACCGTCCGGCAGCGCCACAGGGACACGCATCATGCGGTGACCGTCGGTGGCTTCCATGTAACCGGCTGCCATGTGGATACCTTGCAGGATCTGCTTACTGGCGTCGGTGCTGACGGCTGCCATGCAGGCACGCACACCAGCGGTCAGGTCCAGCTCAGCGCTAGGAGCCTCCACAACGGGCAGTGCGGGGTAATCCGCTGCATCCTGCACGGCAAGCCCGTAAGAGCCGCTGGAGGCGCTCACAGCACCGTGCGAGAGCGTTACAGGCTCGCCATCGTCCATGCGGCTGACGAGACCCGCCAGCAGTCGATACGGCAGCACCACGGTGCCGGGTGTGTCCACTGCAGCAGGGACAGACACCGTGATACCAAGGTCCAGGTTGAAGCCGGTGACGGTCATGGCTGCGCCATCAGCAGCGATCAGGCAGCAGCTCAGGATCGGGTGGCTGGTGCTGATCGCTGGAGCAATAGTGCGTAGCGCATGGCTTAGGTCAGCCTGCGTGGTGATGAGTTTCATGTGGCGGCGGTGGTGAGAATTGCAATCAACCGGTCGTAATCGGCTGCGAAGGACGCGACCAGTTCAGCCGGGATTGGCTGCTGATCATCTTGCGCATTGTCGCGGATAGCAGCGGCATACGCAAGCGCGTGGTCCATGGTGTCATGCAACCGGTTGATCACGGGCTGCTGCTTGGCTGAGATGTTGATGAGATCCATGTGATGACATAAGCAACAAGCTGCTCAACCATGCGGCGTGGGATGTCCCCGCGCACATTGGCAAGCGCATCGGACACTAGCCGGTGATAACCCGCCACGGTTAGCCCCATGTCGCAATTCGCAACAAGCGCCCGGCTGCGGATCAACTCCGCACGGCTGACGCCTGCTGCTGCTGCCTGCTGGTCCAGTGCCATGAGGTCTGCAGGCTCAAACCGGACTTTGACTTCTTTCATCCAGTCACCGTAAGGCAGTTCCCCACCTACCTGCAAGGTGGGACGAGGTGGGGTACCGTCAAAACCCAGTCACAGAGCGGGAGTTCCCCACGTACCCTACCTAACCCCACTTATATCAAAACAAATAAAGGGATAGAGAGACGCGTAGGGGGAACGTAGGGAAATCTCAGACCGAGGTGGGACGTGGGACAGGTGGGGCACCTGCCCGACATCGCCTGCAGCGCAGCGCATCTGGGCGATTGCGAGGTGGGGTACCCGTCCCACCTAGGTGGGGTACTACTTCCGGTAGACGTATGCCCTGCTTGACCCTTTGCCGCTGCGGTACCGCTTGTACCCAAGCCGCTTAAGCACGTCCGCAACCTGCATCTGGTCAGCCTTGGTCTGCCGTTCTACGGGCTTTTTAATGGCTTCAGTAAGTAACTTCTCAGTTGTCAAATCAATCTCACCGTGTTTACGCAACCACGCCTCAATTTCCGCCTGCCAAGGGTTATCGACCACATACGATTCATTCTCGCTACTTAACTGCTGCTCATACTCTGCAGGCAGCCTGCTGGTCTCACCTGCGCGGTATGCAGCAACAGCAGCAGACCATATTGCGTCGCGCTCTAGCAATAGCGCAGCGGTGTCAATCTGGTCCGCTTGTGTCTTTGTGGTCGGGATAACCCAGAACCGTCGGTTACCAGTTTCATCGACCAAAAATCCAGTGGTGCGGTTAGTTGTACCGACAATGATTCCACGCCTTGGGAATGCTTCAGTTGCCTTGCCGTAGGGGACGCGGAACATATCAATTGCCTGCGATAAGAATGCTTTGACTTGCCCTGCGTGCTTGCGATTGGTTACATGGTCAAGTTCTGCCCATTCCATGATCCATGACCTGTGCAATACCATCAGGTCATCTTTAGAGCTGATGTCACCTAAAGCATCACTGAAAAAGTCATGGCCAAGGCAGGCCCAAAACGATGATTTGTAGGCGCCTTGGTCACCCATGATGACGCAGGCGGTGTCATGCTTGCAGCCAGGGTGATAGGCACGGGCAACAGCGCCAATCAGGGTGCGCTTAAGCATCTCGTCATAGATCGTGCCGGGCGTGTCGCTTGGCCGCAGGTACGCGGTGGACAGGGCCTCGATGTATGCAGGAGCCACGGTGGCAGCAACGCGGTCGAGGTACTCGACAACTGGGTCATAGGGCGACTCATTGGCCACTTGGACAATGCAGTCCAGGGCTACCTCTTTGGACACCTTGTAACCCATCTCTGCCAGGGTGAGGTAGAACCGCTCGGCACCTTCGATTGGCGCACCGTCTACCTCAATGCGCTGGGTGAACGTGTTGTAGCGGTAGGCACTGTCACCGTGCCGAAGTAGATTGAGCAGCTCTGCGGCGTTCATGGGCTGCAGTTGCGGGTTCACCGCTGACGGCGGCTGCTTGCTTGCAGGCCGCTCACGGCGCGTTGGCTCCGATTGCTGCCGCCCACGCCAGCCGTCTTGCTTGGCTAGTTGACCAAGCGTGCCAAGGGTAATGCCACCGCCAGACTTAAAGCCGCGCCACTTGTGTTCGCAGTCACCAGGCTTGAACTTGGATGACTGCGCTGACCAGTTGATCCAATCCGCTAGCAGGGCATCATCAACGCTGTGCAGCGCCATACCGACTTCGAGCCACTGGTCGTAGTCATCAGCGCGGTTGGGCTGCAGCGCTTCTAGGTATGACCGCGCCCGTGCTGTGTCGTCAGTGCCAGCACTGACCAACGGCAATGGCGCTTGCACGGGCTGGCGTAGCATCCGCGCTAACAAGTCCGCCGGTGCCTCGGCAATTCCCACATCAGCAGGCGAGCGACCCGGCACCCAGCTATAGCCAGAGGTCAACGGGTGTGCACCGGCAATAACGGACTGACAGCCGTCCCAACGCAGCTCGATCTGCTCTGGCTTGCCTTCGCTGTCAACAACGCCGGTCTTGTATTTGCGTGTGCGGATGTCTGCCCAGTACTGCTGAGGCACTTGGTAGATGATCTGAAACCGGCCGTCGCGGCCACTGGTTACGGTCCACGACGGCGGCAGCGAGCTGACCGGGATACCCCAGTCGTCAAACAACCGCGACGCGGACTTGCCGTCATGGTCAACAAACAACAGGCCACCGCTAAGAGTGCCGCAGCAAACGCCGATCGCCTTGGCGCGGCCGGACTTCAGCTCATTACCAAGCTGGGCGCGAGTGATGTGGCCATCCTGCCAATCCTTGATATATGGCCGTTTTTCGCCATCAACCGGCACATAAGACCAGTCGCGTGGCAGCTTCATGAGCTGCGCTAACAGGTCACTGCTCATGACTCACGGCGTCCGGTAGCTGGCAACAGGCCATTGCGGTGCAGGCGCATGGCCTCGGCAATCAGCAGTCGGATGGCGGTGCTGCGGGAGAACGTGTCGCCGCGCCAGGCGTCAAGCCACGCAAGCTGGTCCGAAGTGAGGCGTAAAGGGACTGGATGGGCTAGGGGCATCGGCTGCGGTGGGTGCTTGACAAGCGTAGCCGGTTCCTCTACGGTGTCAAGGCACTGCAAGAGCGCCGATGGAAACTAGCCCTTGTCCAAAATGCGGACAGGAGTCACCATTTAGGCTTCGACCTGACACCCAGCATCACGGCGAAATCCGCTGCCCCGTTCATGGTCATGCTTGGATTGCTAAGCCATCTGAACAAAAAACACCTCGACGCAAGGTCAATCCAGATTTATTTAATCTTGCGCCAGATGATATGCGTGATTTTTGCTGGACATGTCTTCGTGATCGTGAACTGCTGAAATCGCTTAGACCAGCAGTGGTCTTGCAAGCCCATCACATTATTGAGGCGCAACACGGCGGCGGGGATATGCGCGACAACATACAAATTGTTTGCGCCGAGTGCCATTCAGCGATTCACCGCACACGCGAAGCATTTAATCGTTATGGAGTGCATCTAAATGACGATTAACCTCCGCCCCTACCAACAGCAACTCATCACCGACATCCGACTGCAGTACCAGCTAGGGCACAACCGAGTCCTAGCAGTCCTGCCAACCGGTGGCGGCAAGACGGTGTGCTTCAGCTACATCGCCCAATCCGCCGCCCGCAAAGGCAACCGCGTCTGCATCCTGGTGCACCGGCAGGAGCTACTGGACCAAGCCAGTCGAGCGCTTACCGGCATGGGCGTGACGCATGGCCGGATTGCTGCAGGCCGCAGCATGGACTTAAGCCATGCGGTGCAGGTGGCCTCAGTGCAGACGCTTGCCCGCAGGCTGCACAAGCTGCCGGTGGAGTTCTTCCAGCTTCTGGTGGTGGACGAGGCGCACCACACCAATAGCAACACCTGGTCCACGGTGCTGCAGCATTTCCATAAGGCGCACGTCCTAGGCGTGACGGCAACGCCATGCCGTGGCGACGGCCGTGGTCTTGGCGATTATTACGAGGTCATGGTGCAGGGACCATCAGCCGCATGGCTGACCGATAACGGCTTCCTCGCCAGTGCTCGTGTGCTGGCGCCGCCGGGGTTTGACAGCACCGGGCTGCGCAAGCGCATGGGTGACTTCGACACCAAACAGGCTGAGGAGCGCGTCGGCACCATCATGGGCGACTGCTGCAGCCATTACCGCAAGCACCTATCAGGCCAGACCGCTATTGCGTTCTGCTGCAGCGTGGCCCATGCCGAGGCTGTGGCGGCGCTCTTCGTGAGCCAGGGCATTCCTGCCGCCAGCATTGACGGCACAATGACAACCGACCAGCGCAGGGACCTGCTGACCGCACTCGGGACTGGTCGGATCAAAGTGCTCACATCCTGCAGCCTGATTGGTGAGGGCGTGGACGTGCCAAGCGTCGGCGGCTGCATACTGCTGCGGCCAACGCAGTCCGTCAGTCTGCACCTGCAGATGATCGGCCGATGCCTCAGGCCAAGCCATGGCAAGACCGCCGTCGTGCTGGACCACGTTGGCAACACGCTGCGGCTGGGGCACCACCTAGAGGGCCGCGACTGGACGCTGGACGGTGCGCGCAAACGCGACCGCGAGCAAGCACCATCGGTCAAGGTGTGCCCGGTGTGCTTTACCACCAGCATGAGCGCCACGCAGGTGTGCCCAGGCTGCGGGCATGTGTTTGCACCGCAAGAGACCAGAGAGCTAAAGGTGGTTGAGGGTGAGCTGGTTGAGGTAGCGACTAACGGTATTTCGATTGGCGCCATGGTTGCGCTTGTACCCACGGCAGCTTGTTTGGCCACAGGCCAAAAGACGGGTCCATATATTGTGCAGTTAATTGATGCGGCGCGCAAAATTGTTTTACTAAGTGACACGAAAAACAATCCGAGCAGTGAGTTTGCTGCACATTTTGAAGATGTCCGACCATGGCAAAAGATCGAGGCTAAACGCGAGCAAGGCGGCGCGCAGTCCTTGGATGACCTACGCAAGCTGGCGCAGCAACGCGGCTACAAACGCGGCTGGGCAGAGCGGGTCTATCAGGCTAGGTTGGCCAAGCGGCATGGGCTATGAGTGAGCGAACAACGCATCCAGCAGGAGATCCGGCTAGCCATCAGCAATGGCGACACCAGAGTCTTCCGCAATAACACCGGCACTCTTAAGGACGCCAACGGCCGCCCGGTGCAGTTTGGGCTGTGCAAAGGCAGCGCTGATCTGATCGGCTGGCGGACAGTCATCGTAACGCCTGAGATGGTCGGCACCCAGATGGCTGTGTTTCTCAGCATCGAGGTCAAGACACCAACCGGCAGGCTCAGGCCTGAGCAGCAGCAGTGGCTGGATGCGGTCCAGGCTGCAGGCGGGATCGCTGGCGTGGCACGGTCTGTGGAGGACGCAAAGGCGCTGGTTTGCGACAAAACCGATACACTCGTGCTCGACTGACTGGGTTTTGTTGCAGAAGGGTTGACCACGGCCGACCATGGTGTAGGATGTCATCACGCAGGCAACCGGCCTGCACTGCAAATCCCACCCATGACAACAACACTCGCCTTTATCGCAGCCCTGCTGCTGCTGCCCATCATCATCCTGCTATGGGCAACCGAGAGCACCGGGCAACGCGCCAAGCGGCTGCACAGCCGTGGCTGGTCGCAGCGCCGCATTGCGGAGCACATGCGCATCAGCCGCTACCGCGTCAGGCAGGCACTGGCGTAGAAAAATGGGGGCAGCCACGCCCCCCTCGATCTCACCGCAACCATTTTACCCATGACATCAGACGACTTCTGGACATTCCAGACCGCCAAGCAGCATGGCGGCGGCTTTATTGGCCGCCTTGCCGATGCAGGGCTGGTGGCTGATCCGGTCAACCGGCAGGCGCTGTTCCAAGCGTTCCCGCAACTGCTGCACTGCTTTGGCCCGCAGACCTTGATCCACCGCCAACTGAGGCAGAAATGACATCAACTTACTTTCAAGATGAATGCTGTTGTACTTGTCGCTTCTGGCAAGGCAACCGAGAGGTAGAAAGCGATGAAGGTTATTGCCAGCGATATGCTCCTCGGCCTATTACCTATCACTCCGCTGAGGGCAATGGCTACGGCAATGATCCGATCGTTTTATGGCCAAGAGTTGCGTCTTGTGAAGAATGCGGCGAATGGGAGGCAGTCAAGTGACCGTTCCCAATGCCGACTACCACGCCGACCCAGCCGTCAGCGCCAGCCATCTCAAGGCGGTAATGCAATCGCCTTACCACTACTGGAGCCGATACGTTGACCCCAACCGCAAACCGGTTGAGCCAACCGCTGCGATGAAGCTAGGCAGCCTTGCCCATTGCGCCATCCTTGAACCGGACGAGCTGCTGCAGCGCTACGGCGTATGCGCAGCACGCAATACCAAAGCAGGCAAAGAGCAAGCTGAGCGCATGGCTGCTGAAGGCATCGAGGCTGTAACCAGTACCGACATGGCGCTGGCGCTCAGCATGGCAGCAGCAGTGCGCAACCACCCGGCAGCCGCAGCACTGCTGCAGCAAGGCAAAGCTGAGCAGTCCTTCTGGTGGACGGATACGGCCACGGGGATGCGCTGCAAGTGCCGCCCGGACTGGTACCACAACACCACGGTGGTTGACATCAAGACCACGACCGACGCCAGCCCGCAGGCCTTTGCCCGCAGCGTGGCCACATTCGCTTACCACGTCCAAGCGGCGCATTATCTCGCTGGGCTGCACGGCGCTGAGCGGTTTGTGTTCGTTGCAGTCGAGAAGACTTACCCGCACGCCGTTGCGGTGTACGAGCTGGACGCCGACGCGCTTGCATTAGGGCGGACCATGCGCGACAATGGCATGGACGTGATCGCTGGATGCCATGCCGCCAATGTGTGGCCGGGCTATGGCGACACGACCATCCAGACCATCAGCCTGCCTAAGTGGGCGACAAATCCCATCGAAACCGAAACCTTCTAATGTCAACAGCAATTACCACATGGACCCCCGATCAGGTCCAACTGATCAGCAGCACCATTGCACCGGGCTGCACCAACGACGAACTGCGGCTGTTTGCCTATGCGTGCCAACGCACTGGCCTTGATCCGTTCAGCAAACAGATCTACGCCATCAAGCGCGCTGGAAAGCTGACCATCCAAGCAGGCATCGACGGCCTGCGCGCCATTGCAGAGCGCACCGGCCAACTGGATGGATCTGAGACCTATTGGTGCGGCGAGGAGGGCGACTGGCGTGACGTATGGCTCTCATCCAAGCCGCCCGCTGCAGCTAAGACCATTGTCCACCGCAAAGGCAGCAATCATGCTTTTGTCGGCGTTGCACGGTTTGCGGACTACAACGCAGGCCAAGGGTTATGGGTCAAGATGCCCGCCGCGATGATTGCCAAATGCTCCGAGGCACTGGCACTGCGTAAGGCATTCCCTGCTGACATGTCCGGTGTCTACACCACCGACGAGATGGACCAAGCCTCGGAAGCCGTCACCATCACAGCAGACAATGCACCTGCATTACCTGCCGTCAAAGCCAAAGACACCAGCAAAACCTTTACCGCCGGTGCTGCTGCAATCGCCAAGGCCAAGAGCCTGCAGGACCTAGAGGAGCTGCAACCGCGCATGGCAAAGCGCCTTGAGGACGGCGACCTGACGCAGGAGCAACACGACAAGCTGCTGCAGCAGATGCTTGAGAAGGAGGCTGACCTTGTATCTGACGACTGAGCAATTAGCAGCACGCTGGGGCTTAAAGCCAAGCAGCATTAAATCCCAGCGGCTGCGTGGTCAAGGACCGAGCTATTACACCGTGCCACGGTTTGGCTTGCCGCTAGGCGAGTCGCGGGTCAGGTATCCAATTGCGGATGTCTTGGCCTTTGAAGAATCTAATTCCATTACCCCCGTCAATCCATGAGCCTTTATGCTTCCGGCATTGTTCGTATTATTAGCGAACCACAGATTAAGTTTTTTGATTCTGGTACTTGCGTTTGCAACTTCGGTGGTGGCATCAGCGAAGGCAAAGATAAAGATGGCAATTACATCAACAATGCTATTGATGTAGAGGTTTGGGGTAAAGGCGGCGAAACCATTGCCGACAACTGCAAAAAGCTCGACAGCATCATGGTGACCGGTTCAATCCGCCGCCAAGACTGGGTAGACAAAGAAACCGGCGAAAAGCGCAGCAAGCATGTGCTGAACGTGCAGCGGTTTGAATATTTGCCCCGCCCCAAGACTGAGGAGGCTGCGTTCTGATGAACGAACCCGCCATCAAAGCAGCCTTTGAGGAGTGGTGGCGTGACAGTTATGGGGTGCCTCCGGGCACCCATGCTGTTATGACCCATGTCGCCTTTGCTGCATATGTGCTCAAGCTGATGGAGCTGCTGCAGGATGACTGATCTGGTCAACCACCCGCCGCATTACACGCAAGGCGGTATTGAATGCATTGAGGCAATCCAAGCAGCACTGACCCCGGACGAGTTCCGGGGTTACTGCAAAGGTCAGGTCATTAAGTACATCTGGCGTGCTGAACACAAAGGCAACCCAGCCCAAGACATGCGCAAAGCTAACTGGTACATGCAGTGGCTGATAACTTAAGCGACCGCCGCGTTGCTGGTAAAGGCCGCAACCTGACAGTAAACATCCGCATGACGCGGGAAGAGATTGAAGCCGCACGCAAGCTTGGTGACGGCAACATTAGCATGGGTTTCCGTCATGCCATCAGGTATGCCTGCTGGAAGGACATGAAACCAGTCAAGCTCAGCACGATGCTGCGCAGTGCAGCAGTCATGGCACAAAACCTAGAAGATGCCCGCCGTTCAAACACCGTGCCCGAAATGTAGTAGCCACTGCACCTATGTGGTTCTAACAAAACAAAACGACGGTACGATTTATCGCCGTCGCAAATGCAAAGCCTGCGGTCATCGCTGGTACACGTTTCAGCCTCAAGAGCAATTTTTACCCAATCACCTCATCACTTGGACCCATGATTCTGTGCGACACCGAGATCCATGACCTTATCGAGCAAGGCATGGTGCAACATCACCAGCCGGAGCTGATCAACCCTGCCAGCTTGGACCTGCGGTTGGGTGACCTGATCATGCTTGAATCAGTCGAATCACACCAGATGATTCCGCTGTCGATCAAGGACTACACACCCGACCACCCGTACGAGTTGGTGCCAGGGCAGTTCATCCTTGCGCAGACCATAGAGACGTTCTCAATGCCTGAGGACATCGCCGGGTTGTTTTTCCTTAAGTCAAGCCGCGCCCGCGAGGGCTACGAAAACCTGCACGCTGGTTACGCCGACCCAGGGTGGCACGGCAGTGCGCTGACGCTTGAGCTAAAGAACGCACGCCAGTTGCAGCCGCTGCCGGTGTATCCAGGCTTGAAGATCGGACAGATGGTCTTTTTCCGCATGAGCCAACGCCCTGCATTGAGCTATGCAGCAGTCGGCCACTACAACAACGACAAGCTAGTGGCCGCCAGCAAGCAGTTCATTGGCCGCAGCCAGATGCCACGGTTCAACGCTGCATGAGCGCATTGCCTCATCAGCTAACCACTTAATCTGCGATCGCTGGCTGGCTTCTTGCTCAGCCAGCAGCAGTGCATACTCCAACAACCCATTCCAGTCGCCGCGTTCATGCAGCTCTCGCAGCACCTGCGCGTTGGCAGCACCGTGGAACTGTGCTTCTATTGTGTGAACCAACGGTCTCATCATGGCTGATTATGTCAAGGACTACCTGAACAGTATCGCTAAATATCCACTGTTGACACCGCAGCAAGAGATACAACTCGGCAGACGCGTGCAGCGATGGCGTGAACTAAAGCAGCTAGACCGTGCGCTAACGACCGACGAACGCCGCGAGTTGCGCAGCGGTGACCGCGCCAGGCAGCGGTTCATCCAGTCCAACCTGCAGCTTGTGGTCCATGTAGCACGCAAATACGACAAACGCAGCCACAAGACGCTTGAGTTTATCGACCTGATCCAAGAGGGTAATATCGGCCTGTCGCGTGCGGTTGACCTGTTCGACCCGAGCAGAGGCTACAAGTTCTCGACCTATGCCTACTGGTGGATCCGGCAGGCTATTACACGAGCGCTGGTGACATATGACCCGGTTATCAAACTGCCGGTCAGTGTCCATGAAATGCTATTCAAGGTTGGCCGTGTCGCGCAGCAGCTAGGTCATGAGCTAGGTCGCACGCCGTCGATGACTGAAATTGCAGACCAGATCAGCGTTGGCGTTGAAGATTTATCCATGCTGCTAAAGCAGTCTTACCGCGTCACCAGCCTTGATGCGCATATTGCAGACACTGAAAGCAATGTAATTGTTGACATGATTGCTGACCCTGCATTTACAAAAGAAGAAACAAGGCAAGAAATACAGGAGATGATGGAATACTTTAACAAATACCTTGATGACATCACGCAGCAAGTATTACGCGCACGGCTTATCAGTAAACCTATTACCTGGGCAGAGCTGGAGCGGGATCTTAACATCAGCAAAAGCAAATTACAGGATCTTGAGCGCCGTGGCATCAAGCGGCTGCGTATGCTAATGAGCAACCCGCTGACAGGTACACCCCTTGGAACCGACGATAGAAAAGCACAACGATAAATGGCGCGTTTGTTATAACGGAATGTGTAGAGACCATGCGCAAGATTGGCAGGCGATGGTGTTTTATCACCAGATGCTTAATCAATCAACCAGTCCTGAATCTTTAGCACGCGGTCAACGGTCCATGAATCTTGACGGCTAAACCATTCGCGCCACTCTTCGCTGCCTTTGCGACGGTTGCAATTTTTGCACGCTGGCACCAGATTTTCAGCAACTGTGGCGCCGCCCTTATGGCGTGGCTTTACATGGTCCAGCGTGTCAGCCAGTACGCCGCAGTACGCGCATTGATGACCCCATGCTTCGAATATTTGTTTTCTGAATGAATGTTTTGCATTGCGTTTCGGGATAAGATTTGAGCCATCAATCAGATGATCCACGAAGCTCAGGGATAGGTAACACCTGGACGGACAAGCCCAGGATGTGATCGTTGGACGGCGCTAGCTCAGTGAGCCGCGCCACGAAGTCATCCGATACCGCTTCCGGGTCGTCGTTGTCTGATTCGACGACGATGGTGTATTCCACCTCTAGGACGTACTGCCTCATACCGTTGGCTCGCAGGTGATGTCAACGCCGCCACGATCCCGTGGCCGCAGCGTCATCCAGATGCCACCGAGCGATTTAGGCATCACGATGCGCTCAATAGCCCAACCGCCCGTAGCGCCAAACTCTTGCTTATAGGTCCCGGTCTGCAAATGCCAGCGCTGCTCGATCCATGCCTTACCGTTTTCTGCGATGCGGTAGCACGGGTGCGCAACGATGCTGCGTTCGTGGTTGTGACCGTTGATCATGATGTCAGCGTCCGGCGCGATCTGCGCATACCGCCCACCACCCATGGTGCCTTTGGTGATGATGCCGCCCCATGCGCCATGGTGAAAGAACAACGTGCAACGCCGCACGCGGCCGGTCGGTTGGTAAAACACAAACCGCACAAAGCCTTGATAACCCATGTGCTCGGTTACTGCGCCATCGTTACGCATGAGCCTGACGACGTTTTCTAGCGGGTCGATCTCTTGATTGTTCAGGACAGCGGTCTCGTGGTTGCCGTCGCCCATCATCAGGATCATGTCGCCGTAAGGCTTGAGCAGGTCTGCTGACTCGCGAAACACCAGATCGAAGTAATTCCCGCCGAGGTGCTCGGGCCTAATGTCGCCTTTGCTGCCGCGCCTGTCTTTTTTGCCCTGCATGAGGCACATGACATCGCCAAACATCAACGCCCGACCGCCGCGCTGCTTGCACTCGTCTAGGTGCTGCAGCAGCAGCTTGCGGTCACATTTTGGGTTGTCGAGGTGAATGTCTGATGCAAGCAGGAACGTTGCAGAGTCCTGCCTGCTCTGATACGGTATCCGTACCTCTAGCAGCTCTGGCGATAGCCGCGTCGTGGTGATCGCCATGCCGTGGTATCGGCTTACACCAGGAGTCTAATAAGGCCAGGTGAGACGCGGCTTGCCTTGGCGTATCCCTAGATGCACGAAGCCTTTGGGTGCACCTAAGCCAGTGCTATACGGCCAATGCTTGACGCACCAGTCCTGCACGGCGTAGATGTCAGCGCCTGCAACGTAGAAATCGACCGCGCCGACGCTGGGTGCGTTGTAAAGGTGCTCTGACTGGCTAGCACCACCAACGCTGCGGTTGATTGCTGGCGGTCGATACCCGCTGGTGATCACCACCGGCCTACCACCGAACGCGCCACGCACCCTCTCAAGGAACGCGGCCAGCTCGGCGGCTGTATCAACCTGGTGCTGGTGGTCGAAGCGCCGCGCCTCCTGATCTAGAGCAAACTCACCGATGCGGATGTGCGGTGTAATGCGGGCTGAGAACGGGCTGCTAGGGCTCAGCTTGGCGGTTTGTGACTCAATACCCCATAGCCTTCCTTCCGCCTGCCTGCGGCGCAACAGACCAGCTTCTACGGTCGTTCCAGGGTTGCGGTACAGCAGCATGGCTTCAGGTACCTGCGCCCACTCCTTGGCCTTCAGCCGCTTGCTGATGGTCTCAAAGCCAGCAGCACCGTAGAAGCCCGAGCCAAGGTTGTAGGCGAAGCTAATCAGCGCGCATTGCTTGTCGCCGCTCATTGCATTCCAGTACGGCACCGTGCTACGCAGTTTGCTGGCGATGCGCTCGATCTCCAAATCCAGCAGCCGGTTCGCGTCGATAACGCTGATCTTGTCGCCGCGTTGCACCTTGCGCCCGTCGCTGTATCTGGTGGTGCCGTAGCCAATGGTCCACGGGTCGCCGCCGCTCAGCGGATCCGGGTAAGCCGACAGGTGGCAGCCCTCGAACTCGCGGATGAGCTGCGCAGCCGCGTCATAGTTATGCAGCTTGCCGCCTTGCTGCCATGTCTTGTACCACGCTTGGTCTTTGTTAAACAATTCCGGCGCAGCCTTTAACAGCTCCGCTTCCAGTTCAACGATCGCCGCCATCTGATGCGGCGTGCCGTGTTTGTAGTACCGAAACAGGTCGGTCAGCCTGATTGATTCTTTAGCCACGCTTGGGGAACATCAGCCGCAGTGCCTGCAGCAGCAGTTGGATCCAGCTATTCGACTTGAGCGGTGTCAGCGCGATGATCTCGCTACCAGCGGCGAGGATGATTGCGATGACGGCGACGGTTTGCGCGTCCATGGTCAATGGTGTGGGCGTGCCTCAAGCATAGTGACGCGCTGCTCAACGCCGTTAAGACGCGAGAAAGTCTCCTTGCGGTCTTCTTTGATGTCGGTGTGAAGCACCTCAAGCTGGGTGGCGATGTGTTCGACGGCGGCGGTGAGCCTGATCACGGCGTCACGCGCTTCATCGTTGCGCTTGCTGAAGCCCATCGCGCCCATCGCAGCCACGCTGATGGATGCCCCAGCAACAGCAGCGATCAGCTCGATCATGCAACCATGCTATCGCCGCTCACTGCGTCTGATGCAACCGGCGCTAATGGCTGCGGCTGCGGCGCATACGGGTCAGCAGGCCACACGGGGTAGTCCGGTCCAGTGATGTAGGCGGCCAGCGCGTCGGTGTCGGCGGTGTCGCGGATGGCAGTCACCTTCACGCCGGTAGCCAGCCGGATGTCCTCACGCCAAGTCTTGAGCAGCGGGTCAGCAGCTTTGCCGTTGTCGGCCTCGCGGATGATGATCCAGTCCGTAGGGGCCAGCAGGGTATTGGCCGTGGTGCGTGTCTGTGCTACCCACTGCTCAACCAGTTGCGCGTGATCCTTTGGCAGGCCCGGCCCCCAATAGAACCGCTGATCGTATGGTTCGGGGTCGGGCTCCCACACGATGCCAAGCCTGTCACGGTCAAGCTGTGTGCTGAGTCTCAGCCAGTTAGCAGGATATTGGATACCCTCGTAACTCCATGGCGCATCCATGGGAAGGGTCCGACCGTCTGGGAGTGCGTAAGGCATGACTAAAGGGTGCGTGTGTTAATCGTAGCCGCAGTGGCAGTCTTGTTCACTTGTGGGGTTAGCGGGCGCGGGCGTAGTTGAAGGGGGATTCGGCGAAGGCGGCAAAAATATATGAACCTCCGCTTTGATTTATGAATGCGTCAGTCCCTCTGACCTTGAAGCCGTTTGAAAGAATATCAATGCTGTATGCGGTAGCGCCAGTTGATTCAGAGCCACTGCTTTGTGCTTGCAAGAAACTATCAGTCAGGTTGTAACCAGGGCGGCTCGTGTCAAACATGCCCCAGCCATTTGCTCCACCGTCATACCGTTTAGTAAGAATCCACTTGGGGCGAAAACCACAGAACACGAACGGCCCATCCGAGCTGCCGTTGCCGGTGTAGCCGCCGAAAGAAGAGTACCCGACTACTGGGGCGAAGCAGTAGGCGACATAGGTGCTACCGCTTGCATTAACAGAACCATCGCTACCCACTCCAAAAACAGTTGATGTAGGAGTAGAGCCCCACTGACCAGAAAATGTTGCCTTGGCCCCAGTGGTGTTTAACAGTATGTACTCATTTGATGTAAATCCTGTAAACCATATATTCCAGTTTGTTGCCGAGTCTCTGCGTTTAACAATTACCATTGCCGGGGCTGCGCCTAATCCGTGACCAATAGTTTGCGAAGAAGATCCATTCCCCGTATAGGTGACCACTGAAAACCCCGCCGTCGCGTTGGCCCTGACACCTGTCGGCGTGATCGTGCCTGCTGTGTTGTTGGTGTCGGTTGTGGTCCCGGCGTCCCAGCACCAGCCCGCGTAGGTGGCCGAACTGGTATTGACCTGAGCTAGCGTGCCAACCGAGAACCCAGCAGAGTTGAACGCCGTGACGCCACCATCGCTTGTGACTTCTGCGTCGGTGTTGTTCGATTCCAGTCGCTTTTCAACACCACGCACGCTGTCGTACCAAGCATGATCTGTGGCACCAGAGCGACCTTTGATCCACACCAAATCTGGATTGAAACCAAGCGTGCTGGTGGGCGTCAGCGCAGAACCGGTGCCGGTATAAAGCACCACATCCATCACCGTGGAAGGCTTTGTGACCCCTGGCGCGGGCAGGTTTGCCGTGCAGAGCGCCTTGAAGCCGCTTACGGGATAGGCAAAAGCACGTTGCCCAGCGTTGAGCGTGTAGTTTGTATTTCCAGAGCCACCGTAAAAAACACCAAAATTAAGTGAAACCTGGGGTGTACCGCTCAGGGTAAATGTCGCAGAGTAAACACCATTTTTGTAAAAAGCACAGGAATTATTAGAATTGTCATAGGTAACGGTGATAACGTCGCCAGAAGTGTAACTGACGCCTGTGCCAGACCAGGACCCTGAGAGCGTATTGCTCAGGTTTCCGTCACTTCTGAATGTTGCATGAAGATCACCTGTGGCATAAACCATGCTGATGAGATTGAGCCCCATCTGGTAATAAGTGGCCGTTTTGGAACCAACAGTTATCTCCCATTGGTATTTCCCTGATGCTTGAACTGGCGGAATTGTCAGCCGGGCAGCATTTGCGTCGGCAAGCAGCGCGTCAAGATTGCCATTTGTGAGGGTTCTAGTTCCGCTCGTGGTTGCTTCGGTTGGGTTGAACGTCGCATAGTTTCCCCTCACTTCGCCGCCTAATCCACTATCTGTACCACTCGAAGTGGGAACGTCTACGAGGGAATCATTGCCTGCGCCGGATGACACCGAGAAATTGTTTGGCGTCCAGTTATTTGAGCCTGCGCTGTCTTTACCGAGCGTGGTGCTGGTGGTGCCGCTGTTGTCCGAGAACTCCAGGTGGAAACCGTTGGTGCCGTAGCTGCCGGTATACGCCTTGGGGATGAGCTGGCCGGTGGTGGCGTCGGTTTCGGTGAAGCTGCTGGGGGTCAGGGCAGAGCCATCAATCAGATAGCAGTCAGCGAGGCAGCCGTTTGTAAACCCGCTATCAATTCCGCCTCCACTATTCGCCCCAACCCCTAAAAGATGTCGCTCTGTAGCATTAACTGCTGTATCAAAGTTTTGCGAAGCGTCTGATGAAGTTGAAAAAACAGTTTGCTCAACTCCATTAACATAAACCTTAATTCTGTTTGTCGCAGTTGATTGTGTTGTGTCTACTGAAACAAGAATGTGATACCACGCAGAAAAGTCTCTAAATACTGCGGTGCTCAGTCTGCGTCCACTGTTATTACCGTCAATTCGCACGTCTAGCTGGTCATCTACGAAAACAATTCGAGACGAGCCGGAACTAATGGAAGTGCTTCCAGCTTGAAACAATATCCTTTCGCCTGACGTAGGCGATGCCCGCTTCACCCACCCCGCCCAGGTCCAGGTACGGCGGTTGCCAGCAGACCCAGGCGTGCGGCTGAGATAGGCAGAGTCGGGTGAGTTGAAACGCAGCGAGCGTGAGATACCCCCTGCAGCAGCACCTGCAGCGCTAGTGAGCAGCAGCGGATTGACGGAACCGGGGACCAGCATCAGCTCAGGTTGGTGATCAGGGTTGCGGTGATCTGCGTGGAAGACTGCACCGCGTAGACCAGGCAGTCACGAGCACTTGCAGCGGTGCTCAGCGTCGGTGCCGTGCCGCCGGTGAAGTCCCACTGTGACCCATAAGCCAGCGTCCGGCCGCCGGTGCCATCCTGCGTGACCCAGATCGCGCCGCTTTGCCCTGCTGTCAGATTGCTCGGGTTGGCCAGTGTTCTGTTGCCGCCCAGCGTGACTGAGAAGTTATTGGCCACTGCAAAATCAGGCGTGATCGTTGCGCCATCAGTCAGCGCCGAGATCGTGCCGCGCTGTGCAGCGGTGAACGTTTGCGCCAGGTTGATGCCCGCAACCGTCAGCGACGCATCAGGCAGCGTGATCGTGCGGTCTGCAGTCGGGTTGGTAACCGCCAGCGTGGTCTCATTTGCATCAGCGCTGCTGCCTTCAAACACCAGCGAACCAGCCGTGCCGATCAGCAGCTCACCCGTAACCGTGCCACCAGCCAGCGCAAGGTAGGTGCTCGCCGCTGTAGCGCTCGTCAGCAAGCCAAGGTTGGCAGCCGTGACATCACCGACCGTGATCCATGCGTCGTTTGCAGCGTTGCGGATCTTGAGCAGCGCCGGGCTGACACCGCTGTCGATCCACCACTGGTAGGAGTAGGTTGTGCTGGGTGCAGTCGAGCCTGAGTTCTGGCTGACGATCGCCGCCAGGATCGTGTTCAGCTCAGATCTGAAGTTGGCTCCAGACTGGTTAGCCAGTGAATAATCAGTTGCCTGTGCCATTAGGTGATCTGCCTGCCGTGGCCAACGGCTTGGTAATCAAAGGTCCTGGTCAC